AATATACAATCCTCTGTATTGTAGTACTCCTCCACTATCATATTCATATGTAAATCTGGGTTCATTAACTGCTGCTGTTTTAATATATCCATCACTTCCAATGTATGTACCCGAAGTCGATCTGGTGAATACTATTGGGCCGCCAATAGCCCCAGTAGACGGATTAAGGCTTTGTTGAGTTGTAAAATCTCTATAAAAAGTCGCCTTCATATTTCCATAATGAGTAGCCATTATAGTCCAAACCTTCCTTTAAGAGAGTTATAATTAGTTAATACTTCACTAGCTGAAAGAGCTTTATTATATACTCGTACTATAGCAATATCTCCGTTATAATAATAGCCTCTACTACCAGCATATCCTCCATAAACTCCTATACTCATACCTCCATTGTTTGTAGCAATAGTTCCTGTTTGAGAGTCACTATTTTTTAATATTCCATTAACATATAATTTTCTACTTCCTGTTATGAAAGTACCAACAACTTGAAACCAACTAGATGTATTGATTCCAGCGGCAGCAGTAGTTGTTGTAATTAATTCATTAAATGTACCAAAATTTTGTCTCCAATATATAGTATTTGATTCTTGAAATAAACTATATTGACTATTAACAGTTCCTTTTTCAAACCAAAAACCGCTTTGTGTTGTTGCATTTGTTCTTATCCAAACTTCAACTGATGGTGTTTGAGTATCGAGTAGTGTGCTATTTGGTACTCTTATAAGTCTGTTATTTGTAGTTCCATTAAAACTAAAATATTTATTACTAACAGAACTATTAAGAACCGGCTGAAAAAGACCGGCTGTTCCAAGTTCTCCTATTATATTACTAGTACTTATATCATAGCAAGAACTTCCACTACCAGGATAACATTTAATATTTGCAAAATCCATGCAAAATACTAATCCATCAGTAACTATTTTAGGAGAATAATCTATACTCATTAATTCTCCTTTTCAACAACTAGATGATCAACATCCTTGCGTACTCCAGTTAATGTCCAGCAGAATTGTAGTTCTCCTAAACTTTTGGCTCGATCAACCTTTACAATAAATCGGTCATTCTGTAAATCAATCTTATCAATATAAATAGTTTTACCATGTTTAATATTAGTAATTTGAATATTTAAAGTATCGTCATCGTGGATAAGATCTTTTAAATAAGATGGTAGAGATACTGTGCCAACGCCTTTAATCACCGTTCCTCGTCCTGTTAATCTTACTCCGTGATACGGACTTTCTAGTGAACCATATTCTAAAGAATGATCTTTTTTAGAAGGATGATCAATTCGGAAACTCTTGGTACTAGCAGCAAAACTACCGTTAACTTGAAGCTTATATGTTGGAGTTGTTGTGCCTATGCCAACATTACCATTATTAATAACTCTAACCGCTTCTGTAGCACCATTATTTCCAACTACTAATTTAATATGATCTGTCGTACCAACATTAGTGGTTGATTTAAGAGTTAAAGAAGATCCTACTAATGTGCCTCCAGCTATACCAGCTGTTGGTCGTAGCTCGTTTTGTAAGGTCAAAGCATTAATGTCCCAAACACCAACTTGTGTTGATCCAGAAACTGCTTGATAGGTACCTCCTCCGCCAATATGAAAGTAGTGTTGACCAGTAACATAGTCTGTTATAAATGGGGCACTAATTAGTAATCTATTTTGTCTATAAAATCCATCATTAGTAAATGAAGTGCCACCCAAACTAATTTCTGCACCATAGCTTCCATTATGTAAAGATAATAATGACCTTGCTGATGTTCCAGCAGAATTATTAAGTATCTGTATACCATTATTAGAATTTGATGCTGGATTAACATTTAATGCGTATGATGGAGTAGCTGTTCCTATTCCAACATTTCCATTATTAATTATAGCAATTCTTGATATTGGGGTGGTTGAACCAGTAGGAGCAACCTCCAAAGATAAATAACCTCCACCAGAAGTATTTGCCGCAGTATTTGGTGCATTTCCACCAAGTATACGAGCCATAATGCCTCTATTTGTAGCATTACCTCTATCTCTACTATCAAAATCTATACTAGCAGTGCCTCCCTGATGTCCTCCTGGCCTACTGACTAATAAGTTTATTAATGGATAATTGGGATTAGTACTAGTATCTTCTGGACTAGTAATTCTCATACCAGAATGATGGATACCAAATGCATATCCTGCGGTAGAATTAATATTAGAGCTTGATCCAATAGTGGTATTAATGGTAAGAGAACTTTCGGGAGAAGTTGTTCTTATACCAACATTTCCAGCACTAGTTATTCTTAATCTTTCAGAAGCGTCAGTATCAGCAGATTGAGATGAATTAGTATAAAATCTTATTGTTCCGTCTGAAGAATAATAATAACTAGAGAGTGCTCCAACGCTATTATGTTTTGGCATTGACCCGCTCAAATAAACATTGTATCCTCCAGCAAAACCACCACCACCATCCATTGTTGCAACTCTAGCGAATGCCAAATTATTCAGTCTAAATTCAGTATCTGAAGTAATATATGAAGTAGATCTTATTACTCCACTAACATGTAGCTTATGTGAAGGAGAGCTTATGCCTATTCCAACATTTCCGTTAGAAGATATTCTCATGTACTCAGACAATGAGGTTGTTCCACCACCAGCCCAAAATGTTAGAGCATGATTATTGCTAGTGTCTGTTCTATTACTAATGATTCTTGCTCCAGTATATTCTATACTGGAACTTTTTGTAACAAAATCAATGCCAACACCAGCACCAACTCCAACTCCATTAGATCCTGTTAATAATAGTTTTAATGGCCTAACACCACTAGCAAATCCAGCAGTATTATTAGTATATTCTATTGTTGTATTTAAATCATTTGTATCAGTTATATGAACTTTACTTTGTGGAGTAACTGTTCCAATACCAACATTAGTACCATTATCAAAAATTAAACTATTACCAATTGTTGAGCTACTAGTAAACTTACTTATATAGTTAGTCGTTCCTCCACTGCTAGATATTACTCCAGTGCCATTAACACTTAAAGAAGTAAAGTTTCCGCTACTACTAGGAACCCAGTAATCCGTAGATGAATTATATTGTAAGAATTGACCATTAGTCGCACCGCTAACATTAACATCGTGGTTATCATTCAAATGACCATAACTAGTTGGTCTTACAAAAATTTTGCCATTACTAGCAGCATCCAAAATTATAGCAGTAGAAATAGAGTGTTTTGGTTCAACGTTGGTTAACTTACCAGATACAGTAGGGTGAACATATAATATGTCACCGTCTGCCCAAGTTTCATTTCCAACAGCTATATTGCTTGCTACATTTCCGCGAGTGTCAATTTCTGTTACATGTCCAAACTGTATAGCATAACCATTATTATTATTATTTATATTTTCTAAAATGAGTCCAATGAAACGGACTTCACGAACACTACCATTTGCAACATATAGGGACGGTGTAATAATTCCATTGCTGTGAACACCAGTAGCATAAACAGCTTGGCCTTTATAAAGCACAGACCCAGTTTGATTTCTTACTCTATAAAAATTATGTTGGCCAATATGAATATCAGTATTATCTGTAAGAGCTACATTAACAGTACCTTCGGTGTCATTCCATCCAATTTGACCTCTTAATAAATCGGGTTCAACATTGGTATTAAATTGGATAGTCTGAAATGTACCACTAGCTGGGGTAATATATGTTCCACTTATACTACTAACACCAAGATTAATAATAGCATTACTACTATTTTTAGTATATAATTTACCATCTCCTATATTTATTCCTAATTCACCTTGGCTTAGTCCAGTAGCTAGCGGAACAGCACCAGGAGTGCTACTCCTTTTATGTTGTATAATATTTGGCATTTAATTTTCTTTAACTATTTAGAACGTTCCGCCATCTAGTGAGCAATCAACAATAGCAGCACATACTGTTCCTGCGGTTAAGTATGTTGCCGTGGTTACTGCTGTAACGTGTCCCATTCCATCAACAGTAAAACTAGCAATACCATTACTTCCTTGGGCACCAGTCAATGTTGAAGTATCATTATGGCCAATCGTTATGCTGCCACCTCCATTAGTAATATCTATTGCTGTTCCTTGTGTCAATGTGGCTTTAGTTAATGTGTTACCAGTAGTATTGCCTATTAATAATTGACCATTAGTATAAGAAGTTTGGCCGGTTCCTCCTTTGTCAACAGCAATCGTGGTTGCATTCCATGTTCCAGTAACCACTGTGCCGAGAGTTGTAAGATTAGCACTACCAGCCCAAGTACTAAGAGCAGTATTCTCTACATTACTTAATCCTACCTTAGATTTGGCTAAACTAGTTATCCATGATGGATCAGCATATGAACCATATGTATAAATACCGCTTGTAACAGTTCCGGCATTTCCTGTAACAGAAATGTTCCAAGTACCAGTAGCATTAGATCCACTTATCGAAGGGGCGCCAATACTATTATAAGAAATTGTTCTGGCCGCACTACCATTGAATGTGAAACTAGAACTATCTCCGGCTCCACCATTATTAACGGTAATAGAATTTGTGGTATTTCTAGTATCACTCAGTCTGCTATCATTACCTTGACAAAAAGTATTAGCTGTTGATCCAAAGCTTCCTGTTGTTAATGCTCCAGCAGTTGTTGTTATAATTGGCAAGTTTGCTGTTGAGCCGATAGCACCAGCATTTGTTATATTTCCATGAACGTGACCAGCTGTAGCAAAACTACTAGAACTTAAAGAACTATCTTTAACAATCTTACCCGTAGTTCCATCAAACATAGCAAAGTTGCCGCTAGTGGCGCTAGTTGGGCCGGTTACTAAAATGCTAGCATCAACAATGTTTGTTTGTAAAATATTCCAATTACTACCAACAGAAGCATGAGTGCCAGCAGCAGTGCCGTCTGTTCCACAAATTATCGTATCATTAACTTCTACTACCGGGCCAGAAGCTCCACCAATTCTACCAGCAACACTAATTTTATATACCCAACCTCTATCAGCTGCTGGATAATTAGGATTAGTTGAACAGTCTATTGTTCCCTTGAAAATCATAGCATCATTGGTGGCAATGCCACTACCAATCATATTATCAACATAAGTTTTAACAGCATCTGCTCTTGGTAATGCCCCAGTTCCACCAGTTAATGTTGTTTCAACGCTATATCCGATGTTAAGAGCATCTCCGGTTGTGCCATTCCATGTTGGTACATACCCACCAGATGTTGATGCTAGTTTTTTAATTTGTGCATCGTTGGTAACATTGTTCAAACTAAGATCAGTTTTAACTTGAGATGTTGATCGTGAAACTAGAGATCTGTCAGCAGAATTAGAATCTGGGGGAGAGCCTCCACCATCAAGCCCAACAAAATAATAAGTTGTATCATTTACATTTGGAGCTTTAACATAAAATTTATCATTGACTGTACTGAATATATTATAATTATTTGATGAGTCAAGAAAACTTTTTGCACCGTTTATGCTTTGAGTTCCCGTTGTTCTTACTACAGTACTATCAACAGATATACTATCTGCACTAACATTTATTCCATCTCCCTGACCAATATTAAATGTTCTATCAGCACTAAGATCCCCTCCTCCAACTAATCCACTTCCAGCAATCATATTTCTTTTATCTAAAGCTAAAGTACCGCTAGTGTCTGGCAATCTTACTGTAATATTTTGAACGGGGGCATTACTTTTTAATGTGGTAACATATCCATTACCATTTTCGCTATCAATATCAAGCCTCAAAGCATCACCATCAAATCCTGGGTTAAGATTACCAGCATCAATTTGAAAATTAATTTGAGGATGTGTAAATCTAACACCACTTGTGCCTGCTAAAAAATTACCAACATTATTGCCGACTGTTAGACCGTCTCCAAATGTTTTAGCTCCACCAATACTTTGGGTTCCTGTTGTTCTTACAACAGTACTATCAACAGCTATAGCATCTGCACTTACGCTAATACCATCACCTTGACCAATATTAAATGTTCTATTAGCAGCTAATGTTCCTCCACCAGCTAATCCACTACCAGCAGTGAAAGTAATACCAGAAAGTGCTAGATTCTCAACATTTCCTAGTCCAATATCGCTCTTTAATTCGCTTGGTGTTCTAGTATAAATGGTTTGAGCTGAAGAGTTTGGATTAGAAATAAATACTGGAATATTTGTTGCTGATGAGCTAGTACCAGTAGCTCTTACTTCAAGGTGTGTATTAACCTGAAAAGTAAATGCAGTAGCCGGTGCTGATCCTGTAAGTAGCTTGAATTTATTAACACTACCATCCCACATGAAAGATATCTTCGGTGAAGAGCTACCTTCCATGAAAGAGAGTGCCGGAGCATAGTCTGTATCTGACTTAATTCCAACTGCGGAGGAACCACCAGATGTATAAAATATTTTAGTTCCTTCTATTGTCTGATTTCCTGTTGTGTAAACAGCATTTGTAGTATAGGCGGAGTTTCCATTGATACTTATTGGCCAAGTTCCACTAGCATTAGATCCTCCTCTTAGTGAATATGCTCCACTACCAGCTATAGCAGGCACTGCTGTTGATATTCCACCTACTCCGCTTCCATAAGCATAATATAGAATATTATCATTTTCATTAAAGGCTAATTCTCCATTATATAACGATGCTGCTGATGGTGATCCAGCTGATCCGCTTGATGGTCTTCTTTTAATTCTGATAGTATTAGCCATTATTAAGATTCCTTAAAGAGAGAGAGAGAGAGAGATTAAAAATATATACACCCCTAAACAGTTCCACCATCAATATCGTTTGAATTACTCCAAGCAGATAAAGAACTATTATATTTTAATAAATTAGAATTAATAGGATTAGTAATACTAACACCATTTAACTGATCAAATTTTGGATTAATAATTGATCTTATTAAGATTGTACCACTCATATTACTATACAGCACTAAGCCAACTAAAATTATATTATATCGTGGTTTAATTGTTGTTAGCTTACCATAATCATATGGACTAACATATAAAATATCTCCATTAGACCAACTTTCGTTACCTGTAGATATGTTGCTAAGGCTGCCTGTTGTATCTACATTCGAAAGCATTCCAAAAACAATCGTAAAACCGACAGAGCCGTTGGGTATATATGATGATGATAAGCCTAAAAAGTTTTGTTCACTAGACATGTTGTTCGCACTATATAGCTCAACCGTTGGCAGGCCACCAGACACATCATATCCGGTAATATAAACTGCTTGACCTTTATTTATAGCATAACCGGAATTATTTTTAATTTGAATAGTGTTTTCGAATGATGCAACATAATTCAATTTTAGCCAATTGTCGCTACCATTGCCAATTTTTAATCTGTTTGTGTCAGTTTCAAAACCAAACTCTCCATTAGAAAGAACTGGATTTTGAGATGTCCACTCAGACATTACTCCTCTACGAATTTGTATTAATGTTCCTCTTGGCATTTATGGTGTTCCTCCATCTATAGAGATGGTAGTTAAAATATCATATAGTCCGCTAATTCTGGATACTGGCAAATTTCCAATCGTAGAAGATATTGGATATCCATAAGGCAAATCACTAGCTAATATTTTTTCAGTATTAACTATCTCAATAGTATTATTGTTTTGATACTCAATAGTAATATTATCAGTATCTAATATGCTTGTTTCTATGTCAATAGTATTATTGTTTTGATACTCAATAGTAATATTATCAGTAACAGTATCTAATATTCTTGTTTCTATGTCAATAGTATTATTGTTTTGATACTCAATAGTAATATTATTAGTAACAGTATCTAATATGCTTGTTTCTATCTCAATAGTATTAGCTACTGGCTCTAAAATTTCCAGTATAAAATCACTCATTTAGCACACTAGTTCGTTTAAAGATTGACTAAATCGTTTAACAAAAGATATTGTTCCAAATAATGGTCTTATAGTATATTTTCCTCCACTAGTATATAAATCATCTGGGCTTTGTAATTCTAAATCATATTTAGCCATACTAAAAGTATAAGTATTAGTGACTGATGCGGGAATCATAAGAGTTAATTTGCCATTAACTCCATCTATAGTAAATTTATATAAACTATAATCGGTATTTTTAGAGCTAAAAGTTTGAAAAGCATTAGTATTGGTTTTCCAGACTAATCGGGCACACCAATTAGTTAAATTTATAGGATTTCCATTAGAATCTTTATAAACTAGACTAATTTTAAATGATGTACCTTGCTCTATAGCAAAATCATATTTACTTGCTGCCATAGTATTCACCTATTAGTGTTATTAAGATAAATAGTTATACACCCAATAAAAAAGGCTGGCACTAGGCCAGCCCTTTTCATTGTGATTGCGCTGTAGATGACTATCGGATCATAGTGAACCAATTAGAACTCTACGGTTATCTAGAACGGCAAAACCTAGTTCTGCCCAACCGTAGAAACCAGCTCTCTTCTGACGATGTAGTGTCTCGTCTTCGAAGATCTGAACTTCTTGGCGAATTGGCATTATGAAACTGTCTCTCTTGCGAAGATCAAGACCAACTACGATCTCAGTCTTGCCTGCTGGCATTGAGGCGCCTAGGCCACCAGAAGCAGAACTGTAGAATAGTTGGTACTGTTGACCAACACCTAGTTCGTCTAGGTCGTGTAGATTAACACCGAATACTCTATTGATGGCTCCGTCGTTAGCTGTATAGATCTCTCTACGAGTTACTTCGTCGATTTGATCAACACCCCAATTACGAATGTCTTCCATAGCTTCTGGACTAACATAAAGATCTGTTAAAAGACCTCTGTTAGCTGAAGTACTATTACCACCACCGTTACGACGCATAACAGTTTTCATTAAACTGACTAAGCGCTTTGTGAACTGACTAGCGTTGGCATCACTATCGTATACAACGATATTACGATCAACACCAGCAGCAAGTAGTGTGTGCCAACCATCATCATTCATCTTCTTAACGAAGGAAGCTTCGAGAACTTCCATAGCACGACCAACAACGTCCCAACGGGCGTCACGAGCATACTTTAGAAGATAATCGATACTAGCACCAACGTCATAGGTTGGGACCATGACGTAATCGCCTTCAACATGGCGCTCTGGAATGTAGCCATGATTTGGGATTGTATAGGCAACGAAGTCTTTTTCTGTGCCTGGAGCTAAGAAATCGAGTGGGAATTCTGGAGTAGCACTTTGAGCTAATTGAATTGGCTCGAAGATACCATCAAGAACATCGCCACTAAGAATACCCTTACGAAGAGGAAGCTCAAGAGCTTTTGCAAACTCTGCATTAGCAGCAAGAGCAGTCTCTCTATTAGCCGAACCAGAACGCATTAGAAGGTCTGTTAATTCTGGTGTTGGCTGAAATCTTTCGGTTTTAGCTGACATGTGTTTTTCTCCCTTTATTTAAAAAATGAATTATAGGTTAACTGATACTTTGGCATAACCGTCGGCGTCTTTGGCACTGAGGAACTGGCCAATCTTAACGGCGTTAGTTGAGCTTGTTCCAATTAGGCCGCTGACACCAACATAAGCATCAGCACCAGCAGATGGTGTTGTGCCTGCAACTAGTTGATTTGTGGTTACTTGACCTACTCTAAGTAGGGTCACCTTGCCACCAACTTGTGTTTCGTCTTTGTGCCAATTGATGTGTTGTCTTGTTAGATCAAGATTAACAACATCATTTAATAGAACACCTACTGGCTTGGCGCCAGAAGCTACAGCAGCATAAGCTACTACGGCATTGCCATCATCCATTGAGACGCCGACGCCGCTTGTGGCTGTTACAACACTAGCAACACCGCCTCTTTCGGCTGTTGTGCTCATGAAGAATGAAACGTCAGTTAAAAGTTCGATACGATCTGGTTTTAGAGCCATTGTAATTTCTCCGTATTAGTTGGTTATTACTTGTTAGTTTTCTTGCCTAGTTTACTTGATACAAATTCGACCAATGCTGCTCTAGTTGACTCTAGTGCAGATTCTACATCGTTACTGCCAACACCTAGATTAACGTTTGCTTCAACCTCGGCTGTTTCTAGTACCGATGGGTCTGCTTCAATTGAAGTTTCTTCTGATGCTCTTTTGCGCATCATCATGGCTTCTTCTTCTTTGTCTTTCTTTTTGAATTTTTCTAACCAAGGTGGCAATTTGCCAGCAAAAAGAGAAGTCATAGCTTCAAAAGCTTCGTCATCCAAACTTTCGAATTTGTCAACTGTTGCTTCAGCTGATTCGTTATCAATACCAGCCTCAATTAAAGTAGCCATTCTCTTCATCTTCTTTTCTTTCTTCATCATGGCTTCTTCTTTAGCAACATATTCTGCGATAGTGGTAAGAGCAGCCTGTAATTCACTCTTAGCCTTTTTCATATCTTCTTCTTTTTTCATTTGCTCTTCGTTCTTTTTGGCTGCTTCTGATTTGATTTGATCAATTTCAGCTAGTAGTGCCTCGTTAGCAACAGTTAGCTCTTCGATTTTTGATGTTAATTCTGCGGCATTAACTTCAGCAACTGGAGCAACTTCAGTTTGCTCTGTTACTGTTTCTGCCACTACTTCTGCTACTGTTGGAACTTCTTTGGTTTCCATCTCTGTCTCTGTATTAGCTGAACTCATAATTAAAGTCTCCGATTGTATATTGGATTGAAAATTTAATACACCTGAATTGACAATTTCTTCATTTTTTTCTTCAATATTATCATTACTAGCAACTGCATTTACTGGAACTATTATGTTTTTAGAAAAAATAACGCTATCTTCGTTGGCCGGTCTGTTCACAAAACCCTTACCGGTAAAGGTGATATTTCTTAAAACTCTACCAATTTTATAGTTCTCGTGTTCTCCGACTCCTCCATATGATCTTAAAAATTTTGTTAAATATGCAGTATCTTCATTTCGTCCAAGAACATGATATTGACCAGTGCCATTATCTAATAAGCCATAATCAAACCCCTTAAAGAAGCACTCCATACTAACATATTTAGTTCCGTCTTCTATTTCTGATATTAATTTCATGGATCTTTCGCGTAAATTTTCGTCGCTAAAACCCTTGTATATAACTGATCCTGTTAAAATGTGATATTTTTCAGGAAGATTCTCTATTGGGGTATTTTCGTCAATTAAAATTCCATCTTCTGTTATGGGCCAATTAGAAACAATATGACCGATAATAGAGTGCTCATCATGCTCAAGATTAGTAGGTTTATGTTCTGGGGTATTTTTAGCATTCCATACTTCTACCTTGTCAAAAATGTCATCATTTTTATTCCAAGATGACGAAACTAAAATAGATTGAACATAATATAGGTCTTCATCATCAAATGACGCTATGCTTTTAAAGTATTTTGAATCTTTTTTGGAGCCACCATATGGCTCAACAACACAAGCATATGATATAGAAGCAGAGGCTTTAAGAGACTCTTCTAATCCATCAAGTTTTTCTTGCTCATATATTTTCATATTATTTAACCTTTTATTTTGGTTAGTTATCTATTTCGTTATACACCATAGAATAAAAAGAGGCTTTAGCTTGCTTAGTTTCATCAACAGAAAGTTCTCTGCCTAAATCTGACTGTAGAGCTTTTAGCCATAAATAATAGTTATTAAGATAAGGACTGGTTGTTGATGCTATAAGATTTATAGTATTATCTTCACTTAGCGCTGAAAATGGACTAATTGATAATAGCACATTTGTTTTTATGCTTTCTAGTTTTTCAGATTCTATATTACTTAAGCTTCTTAGATTTTTCTTATTAAAAAACTCTAACACTATAGGATTAATTATTTCACTAATTTTATCCTGTGCTCCTGATGCCCACATGGATAATTTGGCGCCAGTCTGAGGAGAAAACTTTTTAGTCTTTCTTTTTTCTGTATCTTTGGACAACTTCGGGCGACCTTCTCCGGACTGCTTAGGCAATGAAGAAGTTTTTGGAGAACCATTACCTCCAACTGGCACTCCTGGAGTTTTCATTTCTAATGCGGGTTTTTCCCCACCCTTTTTCTTGTCTAGTTCTAAACCAACCTGACTTGGGGCAACTACTCCTGTTTGTAATGCTATTTTCTTTAATGAATTCTCAAACTGAGGATCAAACCACGGACCAGATTTAGCAACCATTCTATTACTATCTCTTTCTCGACTCTCTCTATTAAGTCTTGTTTTCTCCATATCAGGATCAAATCCAAATTTAGTTTGTAATAACTCATCACTAATAAGATTACGATCAGCCAACTGAACCAATAAAGCTTTTTCACTATCTTCGTTGCTTAAATCCATTTTATCAAATTCTAATTTAGCAGGGTACTTGAAACCCATTGCTTTCTGAACAAGAGCAATTTCTTCTTCCCAAAATTCTATTAATCTGTCTCGACCATATTGAAGTCTTTGAGTAAGGGTCTTTAAGCTAATGAAATTATTTGTTGTTCCTGCTGCACCAAATGTTCCTGTTAATGTAGGAGGAATACCTAATCCTGCATATATTGCATTAAGGTGGGGAATATATTTGCCTTCTCCCAAGAAATTATGAACATTGGTATTGCTTTCCATTAATTCTATATCTGGCCCCCAAATCAAATCCATGGTTCCTCCGCCAACATTATTACCAAGGATCTGGGCAAGTTTGGATGTGGCTGCTTTGGTTGGAGCAATTTTATGCTCTAAGCTACCTAATTTAAAAATTCTAATATTACTAATAGCACCGTCAAGAGCTGCCATGTCAGCTAATTTAAGCTTCTCAACAACTGTAATATCGTCCATGATAGCATAGATCATAGGATATGCCCATGCTTGCCAATCGTCTTTTTTATAATGAAATACTAGTGTCTTATCGTAATCAAGAGGATATGGTTTCTTGTTTTTAGCAGCTTCTATGATTTGTGCAGGTAGGTTCTCGATAACTCTCTTTTCGTTTTCTGTTTTGGGATTATTAATAACCTTGCGTAATGAGGCTGGTAAAATTAATTCGTATGTTTTATTGTTTAAGAATGATGATAATGCACCAGCAGATACCTCAACGCAAACAGGATCTATAAAAGTATATTTCCATGGGATTTCTCTTTTTTCAACACTAATTTCTGGAAGTTCATTCAGCTGCATGTCTGCTGTTCCAAGGGCTTTATATAATTTATCAGCAACTTTTATGCTTATCTTTGCTGTTCGTCTGTCTATAACTATGTTGCCGCTTTTATATAGATTATTAAGAAATCTTTCGCTACGATCTTTGCCATTTATCTTCTTAAACCATCTTCTATAAAATCTTTCTATTCTTTTATTTCTATGAACTAAACGGATACCCTGACTAGCAAAATCGCCCATAAGATCTATTACGTTTTTTACTAATCCCACCCTTTGATAAATTCGCTCTGCTCTTTGTAAGATCATTTTGATCTCATTAGGAGGAGCCTCTTGTGGTCTAAATGTATAGTAATCGTCTTTTGTTAATCCTGGGCGACTTCCAGTAAGACCATCTAAACTAGAAAAATCAAGACTATATCTTCTTCCTCCTGCGGTTGCCTTTTCTACCAGAGTAAATTCGTCTAGTGATGCCCCAGCAGTTTTTAAAGCTTCTTGTTTACTTAATAAATCATCACCCCATGTTACATAAGCTTCTGGTGGTGCAGTGTTAGATGTGCCTAAAACTTCCTCTTTTGTTCTTTTTTTATTGGCCATAATTGTTAATTCTAATGTAATGAGATTGTAAAGTGATTACTGATTTAATAATACACTTTATCTATAAATTCCTGTATATACGTCATCATTTGCTCCGTTAACAAACCATTCTGGTCCTCTGTACATATTGCCATTGTTTTTAACCGAGTCTTTAGCGTTGGCTCCTATTATATCATAATCAATAGGTTTTAGGCTTTTATTAAGTTGTCTTGCTAACATATTGGCAATAATTAAAGAACTATAGCGGTCCTTTCGTAATCTTCCTTTTCTTCCTTGTCCTAGTTTAGTTTCTGGTGTGTCCCAGCGATCTCTAGCGTTCGGTCCTTGACTAGTTTGTGTCATGACTATGGTGGTAAGCTCATTTTTTAATTCTTCAATTTCTAATATGCATTCGCTAACACTATCGTATAATGGATTTAAATCTGTTTCCAATATGCTTTTGCCTTCTCTTTCTATAGCTAGTCCTAGAGTTAAGTTGTCAAACGCAGGAAATAATAAAGCCTTATCTTCTAAATCTTTTCGCAACCCGTGATTGGCTTGACTTGTCCATTCAGCTTTTGCAAACTGTATTAATTCTAAAACATGCAATCCTGGTTGATCATCCGTGTCTTTACTTTTATCTTCAATTGTTGGCCAAATTAATATTTCTCCTTCCTCCAGCTTATTTGGATCGTGCAGCGATTCTTCAATAGCCACACCACCTCCTTGAGCGTCCATCCCTATTTTAATGGGCTTAAACGTTTTCATCAAATTTCTAATTTTACGAGCACAGAAACCATAGAAATCATGTTCCGTTATGAGTCCGGTTTTTTGGCGCTCTTTAAAATTAGCTCTATTAGTAGTCCAGCAATACACGATCTTGGAATGCGTCGGATTAACTTCCAATACAACTATACTAAAATTATCTTGCTCACTAGCAGGATCGATACCATATACATATTCTTTATTAGGGTCTCCTTTTGTTATGGCGTCGAACATTACTGGTTTTCCATCTATGATTATTTGGGTGTTGGACACCACGCAACTTTCTATTAAACTTCGTCTAAAAAATCCCTCACTATCTTTTACGAAACATGCAGCATATTCCATATTGTATATACCGCTATGTATTGTAGCTTTAGCTCTACTAACTTGTTTATCATCCATGAATCCTTTTGGAATAAGCTCATAAGGAATTCGAATAATACTATAATCTTTCCAGTTAAAGCTATCAGGAACTTCTCCTTTGAATATGTCTTCAAGTTTTCTTTTGTCCCCTTTGCTTTCTATGATAGCCTTATATCTTTTCCAATAACTAGCAAAGTGTTTAAAGTCATAGTCTGCTGTGCCACTAATTATAGCTTGATTTCCCATTTTAGTATTTAGCACTTCTAGCTCTTCATTCCATATTCCTGCTTCTATCATTGCGTTCTTTTTAGCTTCTTCTTTAACATTTTGAATAGGACTAGCAGATACCGCAGCGAATCCGGAAACTACTGTTTCGTATATATCTGGTGATATGGATGCAAATTCGTCAGCAATAATAATATGTGCTCTCAAACCTCTAATCTTGCTTCCGTCGCCCATAGGGATAGCAATCGTCCAACTGTCACCTAGTCTTATAGTGCATCTGTCTACGTCTCTTCGCGGACCATCGTCGTTACCATTAAAGATACTTCTTAATATCGGACTACTACGCCAAATGGTTTCCATATATTCGAAAATAATTTTACTTTGACGAAACGCGGCGCCTACTACAACTATTTTTGTTCCTGGACAAAATGTACATTTGATAATACAATACAAAGCCATTAAGAACGATTTACCCCAGCCACGACTAGCGATATACATTGGAAATGGTCTTATCCAAAATTCTTGTAATATTAAAATTTGCATAGGATGCAATTCAATATTGAATAAAAGCTTCACCATACTACCAATATACTTTGGATCTTTTAAAACTTTCATCAGATGAAGATCAGGCAGTTCAATATCTCTTTCTGATCTATTGATCATCACATTTTTATTGATTTTAAGTTGACTTACGTCGCCCAGACCTAGCCAAGCGTCATCAAAAGATATCTTATTTAACGATTCAGCCATCTGATTTTTTAACCATTTCTATATAATGTATTTTCTTAAAGATAAATTCAGCTATCTTTTCAGCATTAGACGCGCTACCGCAAAATATAACTTTAATATTATGATTTAGTTGTAGCTCTAAAATATTCTTAATAAGAAAGGAAGGAGTAATCTTAACTTTATCCCACATTCTTTTAGGAACAGTACTTCCTTCTGGATATATTAATAGATCTTCGAGATTAAATTCTAATAATAAAAATGAATATTTAAATTGGCTCAATCGCATCACAACATCTTTGAATCGACTCTCGACAATGTTAGTTGCAAATTCGCTAGAGCTTTTCTTTCTCTCAATAGTTAATATGTGCTCTAAGCCCTCAATACTATAGTCCCCGGTATCTAACTTTTTATGAGCCTTGGTATAGTCGTTAAAATTCCACGGCTGTTGTTCTCTGGTATCTATTATTATGGTAAAGTTATTATAGGTATTATTATTTGTCATTTTTTGGCTTCTGCTTTATTATGTTATAAAAAACGGCCTCATAATAAGTTTCTACACCAGTAATCATTTTATGATGATCTTTACAAAGAGTGATTCCGTTATCTACTTCAAATCGTAGTCCCGGACAATCAGCCCAACGACGAACATGATGAGCATTTAATTTTTTCTTGCTAGAACATCCTGGCCACTGACAAGTATGATTGTCTCTTGCATAAATTTTGTTTCTCCATTTTTTATATTCTGGATCATTAAAGTTCCTAAGCACGAGAGTATAGTTCAATATCAGAACTAACCATATCATGAACTAGTTGTTGAAATGTAATTTTAGGAATCCATTTTAGAACTTTTTTAGCTTTGCTACAATCTCCTTTAAGATATTCAACTTCGGCCGGTCTATAAAGAGACGGATCAATTGTCACATAATCTCTATAATCTTTATTAACAAAAGAGAATGACTCTTGTAAAAATTTTTCAACAGTTTGAGCTTGTCCGGTACTTATAACAAAATCATCAGCTTTATCTCGAACTAGCATTAATCTCATAGCCTCAACATAATCTTTGGCGTGTCCCCAATCTCTTACCGCATTAATATTTCCAAGTTTGAGTTTTTCGTTATGTTCTAGTTTGTTATTAACTAGTCGCCCTATATATTTGGTTATTTTTCGCGTAACAAAGTTTTCGCCGCGACGAGGACTTTCATGATTAAATAGTATTCCGCTACAAGCATGTAATTTATAAGCCTCTCGATATATTTGAACCATTCGGTGGCTAGCAAGTTTAGCTACAGCATATGGACTTTGAGGCAACAAAACTGTCTCTTCGTTTTGATATTTATTACCATCAGAGTCAACTGAATAATTTCGCCCAAACATTTCGCTGGTGCTTGCTTGATAAAATCGAGTGGTTGAACTAAATTTTCTAATATTTTCTAGTATGTTAATTACGCCAATAGCATCAATTTCGAATGTGGTGGTTGGCTGTTTAAAGCTAGTTGCCACATGACTCTGAGCGGCCAGATTATAAAATTCCTTGGGGCGATGCTTGGTTATTATATCTGTGCAATCACTAGGATCAGTAAGATCAAATTCTTCCAATATTAATCGTGGATGATTAACTATGCTTTTAATACGTTCAAAATTGATTGAACTACTTCGTCGGTATAGTCCAACAACTCCGTATCCTTTTTGTAAAAGATTTTCCGCCAGATAACTTCCGTCTTGGCCCGTTATGCCCGTGATAATTGCTGTTTTACTCATTGTTATTAACACTCTCTGAGTTTAAAAATGGTTTGTCTACTGTGCCGTCCTGATAATTATGATAATCATAAAGTTTCTGCTTAACCTTACTGGTAGCCATGCTAAGAATTTCCATTTCTCGTCCTTCTTTTTCTCTTATTTCTTCGTCTTCTAGCATTCGTATTAATCCTGTCCAACTGCTTTTGCCGTCTTCTATTCTTTTGATTCGTTGTTCTCTTGTGGCTTTAAGGTCTTTACTAATTTTTTGTTGTTCATTGAGCAGTTTGGTATATTCATTGGTATAATTTGCTATACTGTTTCGGGCAAAGCTGAGTTGAGTTTCTAAATTGGCTAATTTCGGTATGTCTCTTTCAACTTCTGGCTTGCTATAAATTTCGTCCACCATTCGCTGAAGTTTTTCAGTTTCAGCAATATGACGTTTTCGTTCTTTCATGCTTCGATTAATAAGAATATCTATAGTGATAAACTGTTTGATCTGCAGTTCTTCAGCGGGCAACACGTCTTCTCGAAACTGCTTTACCAGATTAATCCATGTGCTTTCAAAGTATTCTAATTCTCCGGTGTCACTATCAAATTGTCGTGTGATTTCTGGCCAAAACGTTTTACTATGAAGTTTTTGACTAAGTATCTGATTATCATTACTGCTGTTAATAACTGATAATTGATTTTCGTTAACATATCGCTGTATTGGGCCGACAGTTCGATTTAAATGATTTGCTATTTCTTGTAAAGAGGATGAAGTATAATTATCTCGAATGTATTTTTCTTCATCAAGACTTAATTGTCCTCGTTTTTTGGGTACATCTCTGCTTTCCAATTTTTGCTCTCCATTATTTTAACAATGTGGTTTTTTAGTTTTTTGAGTTCTATCTTGTTAACTTTTGATCCGTGTTTCAGTTTGAGATAAGTTTCTCTAAATTCTAATTGAATATGATCGTCTAAAAATTTAATTAGCTCTTTATTTTCTAATAAGTTTTCAGTATGTGATGATGGTGCAAGATGAGATGATTGGTCGATATATCCTGGTTGAATAATGTTCTTTTTGGCCTCATTTCTTTTTGCCCACGAGGCGTATAGTTCACAGTCATCTTTATTGGAAAATTTTTCACATTGATTAATGCTAACTTTGCAACCTTTGTCGAAAAAAGGACAAGAATGACAGGGTTTATCGGGCCTTTGATAGTTGTTTCTTTTATAATTAAATAGTCTATTACGAACGTGGGTCCAAAGGAAGTTTTCTAAGGGTCTTTTTTTGTCATAATTTTTAAGACCTTCCAATGCAAAAATAGCAGCTTGTTGCTTCATATCGTCTATACTATGATATGCGAATCTGAATTTATTGGCTAATCTTTTACTAATATTGTCTAATACTAATAAAAACTCTTCTGTACTAACGCCATTGGGTAATTCAGGTGGTAGTTTGGTCTTTTTTTTGCTCATTTATTAGTTCTGCTATGCTCTTTCCGTTGTCTAATAATAGGTCATTAATAATATCGTCATTAATAGAGCCAGAGGCTTTAACGAATAATACGCTATCAGCAACAATGTCCGGGTCAAAATGGGAGTCTTTCATATTTTTTCCTTGCTCTAAACTGATCAAACCTTATTATAGTATGTTTTGGGGCGAGATTGTCAACAAATTAAAAGATAGGAGCGATTTATGGCTAATTATAAGAAGTGGACCAATGCTGAGCTAGACTATATTAATAATAATCATACTCTGTTATGTGACGAAGGATTGGCAGCCTCATTAAGTAAAATGACTGGCGAAACTATTAGCACAGCAATGGTACGACGCCAGCGAAGAAAGCTAGCTTTGAAGAAGAGCAGGGGCCGTCCAAAGAAGATTAAGGAAATTAATAGCTCAAGGGATACTGAAGCTACTGCTATAAGTTGAAATTTAGCAGATAAATAATTAAGAGGGCGGGACAGCGGTCACGATTAATAATTTTAGTCGTGGCCGTTGTTGTTTTATGGGGATTGGCCGTTATAATAGAGTGATGCAAGGTCAAAATACTTTCTAGGAGACTAGGTCATGAAAATGTTTATTTTATTAGTTTGTGGTTTATTTTGTGGTGTTGGAAATGATAGCAATGCTTGTGAATGGACCAGGGCAAGAAATGTTCAGCCAGTTTATGTTCCTGTTCAGCAAGTTCAACCAGCCATATCGTGGTCTTATGTTCAACAAACATTTGTTAATTATGTTCCAACAGTAGTTTATCAGCCAGTAGTAAATACTCAGGTAATTGCTATTCCGTCAGTGGTTTATCCTATTTATGCTCCTGTTCCTGTTGTTCCTTATTTCTATGGATATAGTGTTTATAGATACTAGGGGGAATTCGGCTAATATAAGTGGTGCAGAATAAGATTTAATTAATGGGGGAACTGGCCAATTGTAATATGTCCGGCCAATTATTTTTTAGAACAGGTGTCTATGGAAACATTATTGATACTTGTATCAGTATAAAAATTATTTGTGAAAGATTATTATGGGAAAAATGGCTAATAAACTGGCCAATTACGTATGGTGGTCCTTATTGTTTTTAGACCACCCGCAAGGTATGGCGATTTTCTAAGCCCCTTAATATAAAATGAAAAAACCCCCTCTTGCCCTAAAGTGTTGTGGCGTAAGACTTTACGACGAGTGATGGACGCAAAAGTTGTCATAAACTCTTATGGGGTAACGACTTAGAAAAAACGTAAAAGCATTTGCATAAATCGAAAGTTTTTCCGCTTGAAACCTAAAGATTGGCCTGTATAATACCGATATAAGAGAAAGAAAGAGAGAAAGAAAATGGAAAAAGCAACTCATATCAACGATTTTATTGGTAGCCTTCCTAGGATTGTGGAAAAGAAGGTGTGGAAGGTTACGGATAAGGATGGAACGGTTGTTCAGTATGTTGGCGCTACCGATAACCGTGAGAGCACAGCACAAGCGTACATCAAAGAGAAGTATCCCCAAAGAGATTTGATTCTGACCTTCTCACACTTCAAAGGTTTGATTACCCTTCGCTAGAGGGGATTGACAAGCAAAAAAGTTTCTGTAGAATAACTTCATCATCACCAAGGAAAACAAAATGAACGATCTCAAGAGTCTTTTTCTTGCTATGGCCGCTGGTAAGTATGCTGGATTCCGAGATACTAAGGGTAAGGGATATATCGGAATCATCAACGGTATCATGCGTGAGGATGGTAGTGGTCGTAACTGGATCATTACTGTGACTGAGGGAATCAAAACGAGCAAGGTTTTTATCCACGCAACGTAAGCCCAATAATCACAAGACTTTACGTCGAGTGGGGGCATAGAGGGATGATCTAAACTCTTGTCGCATAACGACTTACGAACCTTGCGATCTTTTAAGGAAACTTTTTGCTTGATCTCTAAGAAATACCCTGTATAATGATGATATAAGAGAAAAGGAGAAAAAGATGGATACGACTAAGATCAACAACGCTCTGAAAATGATTTGGGGTAGCGAAACGTACAACGTGGTGCTACTGTATACGGCAGACGGTAAACTGTTTGCAGAATGTGAAGCAACGAATGACCGACGACGAATCACGGAAAGCAACTACGAAGAAATGCTGAACGATATGTTCTATAACTTCTGTATGGAAAAGGCCTCTTGGATGGGCGTCTCATGACCCCCACTAGAGGGGTTGACAAGATAAAAAACTTTCTGTAAAATACGTTCATCACCAAGAGAAGAGGAAAAAGAAAATGGCTACCAAGTTCAAGATTATCGAAGATGCCAAGCGTCAGGTTCGCATGTGCTTTGTTGGTATGGCTACTCGGCATCAGCCGTCGCTTGCCGATGGATTGTATGGCCCGATTCACAGTGAAAAGATTCACAAGTTCAATCGCAAGGCTCTCCGCAAGGGTAGTAAGGCTAAGGCGGAAAAGGTTGACTCTCGCTACAATGGGGGAGAGGATACCATGATCGTGGCGGTTGGCAAGCCCGGTTCGGCTGAGCGTAAGGCGGCACTGGCAGACCAGTATGCTGCGATTATGGCATCGGGCGAGGAACTTTCCCCCTTCGGTTGGAGGGGTTGACCTAAAGCCTTACCGCATAAGACTTTGCGACGAGGCCCGCCGCCCGCGTTTTTCGTAAACTCTTACGCCACAACACCTTGTGAATCTTACGGCATTGTAAGGAAAAATATTCACGACTACCCCTTGCATTGGCCGATAATATCTGTATAATCGTGGCATGATGATCACCACCACCAACGAGGACGCCAAAATGCTCCACGACCTTGACGAACCAAACAGCCAACTGAGTTACCTTGCCGAGCAGGGTATCATCGAGCCGATGGTCGAGCCGATTGACGATCCTAGTTTGGAAGTGAACTACTGGGATTGGGCAGAAGTGATCGGTATTGTTGACAATCTGGTTCCGGAGGAGTATGCTGTATGAGTGCCTTACTGATCGTGGTTTCATACATTGGATTGTGTTTTTGTGTTCTTTGTAAGGATTAGTTATGAGTCACCCTGACCCTTGTTTCGATCCCGATAACTCTTATGAGGATGATGATATGAACTACCATGATGACGATGTGAACTACGATGATCACAATGATTTTTGGGGTTTGCCAGAAAATGAGCTGGATGAAATCCGAGATCAAATGGATGATGATGAGGGTTATGATGACGATTACGATGACCATTACGATGACAGCATGGATGGCGATCACGACTCCGCGATGGAATCTGCCGGATGGGGAACAGATGAGGATTACGGCTATTTTGGCGGAGAAGACTACTAGCCCTAAAGCCTTGCCGCATAACACTTTGCGGCGAGGCGGGCCGCACGATCTTGACGTAAACTCTTTAGGCTCAACGACTTAGAGCAACCGTAGAATCTTTTATTTTCTTGTTGACAGCCTAAAGAACGGGCTGTATAATGTCGATATAAGAACATCACCCCAAAGGAAAAGAACATGACTCACGCCGAAGCAGTTTCTATGGTTCGTGGCAAGCGGAATAAGGATAGCCGCAAGGTAGGAAACAACACCTACGCTGAAATCCTGCCGTGTGGATCGGTTGGTATTCTGCTCCACAGTACCTATGTGGTAAAGATTCATTCTGACAATACCTATACCCTCCAGACTGGGGGTTGGCAAACCAGTACCACCAAGGATAGAATCAACCAGTACAGCCCCGTTCGTGTGTACCAGCACAAGTACGAATGGTTCGTGAAACTGAATGGTAAGGAATATCCGTTTATGGAAGGAATGGTGGTGGGAGGATGATTTTATATCTTGCCGGTTTATATGGTGTTATTCTGCTAAATGCTTTTCTGTGTTGGATGATTGAAAAAAACAACTAAACGAAAGGGCTACGGATGGCCGATATATATCTAGACTGGAATAGTTTCGGTGTGGGACTTGTTATTGGCCTTGGTTGTGCTTGGTTTGTTTGTGATCTTGTTTTTCCATTAAGGAAGTAAGATGACTATTAAGGATAAGATTGTCCTGTCTGTGGCGTTTGTTTGTGGTTGTATCGCAACTTTTCTTATGGGGTAAAAAATGTTTTCTGGAATCCCTATGATTGTTGAAGTTTTAAAGAAAATGAACGACTCTAAGGCCAAGTGATCTAAAGCCTTGATGCGTAAGAGTTTACGCCAAGGCCCAGCGGCCGCATTTGACGCAAACTATTGAGACACAACAACTTACGATTTTCAAAAAAATATGCTTGACTTCTAAAGTTTAGGCTGGTAGAATACCGATATAAGAAGAAAGAGAAAGAGAAGGAGAAAAGAGATGAGCCACTCTGATTCGCTGTGCGATTACGAAGATTCTGACGATGGCTATGATGCTGTGAAAGATAACTACCTGACTAATGGTGGTTATGGGTACAATGATCGTACTCGTCGTGAAGATGCTGAATGGGCTGAGGAATGTCGCCGTAACAACTGGAAATAACATGATTACACTTCAGGAAATGAGACTCGCTGCTGCTGATGCTCTTGGAACCATGTCTCATGCTGTTATCGACAATGGTAACGAGTTTCTTATTGTTACCCTCGACAACTGTAGCATGGGAGAATGTGGTACGTTTTTTGCTGATGATGTTCGCAAGATATCTATCAGGAAGGACAGTAGCCGTGGTGCTGCTGGTAACCGTATTGAGGATTGGGCTGCTGATATCTTGAATCCGTATGCTTGACAATGTTTGATTAGTATGATAGAATACAACCAAAGGAGAAAGTGAAAATGACGAAGTGTGTTGTGACGGTTACTGATACGTTTGGTGGTGAGGCTAACTATGGTTGGGTGAAACGGTATGAGTTTCAGCCGCGTAATGCTGAGTCTCAACGTAGTGTTATTCGACAGGCCAAGTCTCTGGCGAATATGACTGCGGTAAAGGCTGATACTTACGACTATGGTGATGGATATACCGTGAAGCCGCGAGGATACAACCAGATTATCTTTGTGGATTTTGAATGAGCCATAAACCCTTGCTGCATAAGACTTTGCAGCATGGGTGGCCGCCCGCGTTTTTCTCAAAGTGTTGTGGCGTAAGGACTTACGGCAAAAAGATTTCTTCAAGGTTACCACTTGACAATGCCGATAATAGATGTATACTGGGGCTATCTGGTTTGGTTGGTCTTCACTACACGAAAGGGATTTTTATGAACGATGTTCTTCTTTTTGGTTCGATTGCTACGGTTGTTGTTTGCTGCCTTGCTATGTTTGCTGCTTATGGCATCTATGGTGGTGTTCATGGGTCGTTGTCAACGGCAAGGGCCGGAGAGTTCTATAACTTTGAATATCTCCAGCCTAATGCTGGTGACCCTGAGCGTTATCTGGCAAAGGTGCTGAGTGTGCATGTGTTGGACGATAATGCTATTCGCAGGCTGAATGCTCGTAGT